TTGACCCTCCTCGGGGCAAGCCCACGAGGATTCTTAGGCTGAGAGTGTACCCACTACTCATATCTCCTAAGCGTAACTTCCCGTTAGTCCAACGGTACATATCCTAAGTGGTACTTGCCTTTATTTTTAATCCTTCGTTTAAAATATTTATACTTGCATTAATATCTCTGTCCCAAACTGATTTACATTCAGGACATTCCCACTTTCTAACCTTTAAATCTTTAACTTTCTCATTCTTATAGCCACAGTTACTACATAGCTGACTACTGGCAAAGAATGTATCTATCTTGACTAAACTTCTTCCATACCACTTTGCTTTATAAGTTAACAATTCGATAAATTTACTCCAAGATACATCTGATATTGATTTAGCCAAATTAGAATTTTTAAGCATATTCTTTACTTTTAAAGTTTCAACTGCTATGAATTGGTTTTCTTCAATTAGCTTAGTTGACAACTTATGAAGAAAATCTAGTCTAATATTAGCTACCTTTTCGTGAACCTTAGCTAATTTCTTTTTAGCTTTATACCAATTGTTACTTCCTTTCTCTTTCCTAGCTAGACTTCTATTTAATCTAGCAATCTTCTTTTCATATTTCTTTAATACTCTAGGATTAGCTATTTTCTCACCATCTGACATAATAGCAAATTCTTTAAGTCCTAAGTCTATCCCTACTTGCTTATCTGCTTTAGGTAATTCTTCAATTTCCTCTTTAACTGCTATTGAGATAAAATATTTATCTGTATTAGTTTTAGTTACTGTTACATTTATTATCTCGCCTTTGACCTCTTTAGACTTTCTGAATTTAATCCAACCCAATTTGGGCAATTTGATTTTATTATTCTTAATCTCAATATTGGTAGTTCCTCTTTTTCTAGTAAACTTATTAGTGCGATAAGAGTTCTTAGGATTTTTCTTAGATTTAAACTTAGGAAAACCATATTTACCTTTAAAGAAGTTTTTAAAGCTTCTATCTAAGTCTTTAAGTGCATTTTGAAGTGCAAATTTGTCTGGCTCTTTTAACCATTTAATCTCTTTCTTTAGTTGAGTTAATTGTTTAGAAATTTTAGAGTATGATTTATACTCATTCTCTTTAGCTTTATCTAAGAAATGATTATAGACAAATCTAGCACAACCTACTGACTTATTAATTAATATTTTCTGTTCTTTATTAGGGCATAATCTAAATTTGTATGCCTTTTCTCTAATTGTCACATTCCCACCTCCTTACTTAATATTATAGCATAAACTTAAATAAGTTGCAACATTAATATTTAAGTGTTATAATTAATTTAGGAGGTGTTAATTATGTCAGATTTAGCTACTAGAAAAAGAATTACTACTACTTTAGATAAAGACTTAATTGATAAATTAGATAATCTTTCTAAAGAAACTAGAATACCTAAATCCAAATTATTTGATGAGGCTGTTAAAGATTTACTTAAAAAGCATAAAGAATAAAGTCAAGACCGTCCACTCTTACCACAGGGCAAGCCACAGTGGTTTGCGAGTGGACTTAAATTTCTATCACCACTTTCTTTCTAAAGCGTTTCAGAGAATCCAATTCGAGCAATCCCTATTCTATTTTCAGGTGCATTAACCTCTATAGTGAAATCATCTTTACAGATCACTTCATCAGTCAAAAACCTTACTACAGTTACTACCTCATCCTCATTAATAATAAACTTCTGACCGTTCTCTGCCATTGTTCTAAAGAAGTTCTCCCAACCTCCGACATCTTCACCATCTAAAGCAGTAATATCATATCTTAAAAAATTACCATCAACATCACTAGCACTAACACTCTTAATTAGAAACTTATCGTTCAAATCATACTCTGGTAGATCAATATGGATTAAATGACCTGCTCTCAGTCCTGGTACATCTGTTTGAAATTGAATTGTTTTAGGTATATCCCCATACTTTCTTAATAAACCTTTAGCCTTATCTTCACTTAATGTCCTCTCATTTAAGGAAGCATCTACTAACATGTGTTCATAGATTCCACTTCCACCTTCTATCTCTCTTCTCTTATTTAATTCTTCATTCTCCTTTACAGCTATAGTAATAGCAGGGAAATAGCCAATATAATTTATAACCAGCTCGTCATTTTCTGTTAATGATGTATCATTGTTATCCTGGACTATATCCTTAGTATTTTTAGACCAGTAGAATCTTTTATCATCATCCACCTCTTTAATCCCAATCTGATCTGAAACATCAACACCATTTAGAATTAAAGTAGGCTTTTGTGCCAAAGGTAACGGTACAGTAAAGACCCTTTGACTACCATCACCATTAAATGTAATAGTCTGTGGGTCTGTAGTATCTTTCCCACCTGTAATAATCTGCTTATTCCTGTACTGGTCTCTATTCTTCTCTACTTGGAGATTAGTATAGTTATAATTATCGGCAGTTATCTCAAAAGGTGCTACATAACTCTCTCTATCAAAGAAATGTAAATCCTTATAATAATCAATATACCAGTTATAACCGATAATCTCTGCAATCTCATTAAAAGCAGTATCACATTTAAGATAGTTAAAGACAGCCTTCTCTATAATTGGCCCTTCCATAACATTATTAGTAGTTACACCCTCTACAGCTAGCTTTTTAGCTACTATATTCTTAACCATATTACCTGCCTTCTCTTCTACATATACTGCAGGTATATGAAAGCGGTTAGCTAATTGGGTAAAATCTACACAAGATACCTCAATATTCTTTCTATTACTCCCCATAATATCTACATCTAAAGCCCTATCAATCGTTCCTCCATAGTATCTATGATTACTCTTATCCAATAGTAATACTTCATAACCAACCTCTAGATTAACATTTTGAGGTACATTTAATTGAAAATCGCATGTACTTATAGCATTAATTTCATCACTAATATTAAGGGTACCAGGGGTAAGAAAAGGGGAATAATCTACCCCTTTAATTGTCACTATAACCATTAAATCTTCACCCCTTTTCTTCTTAAATATCTGACTAAATCCCCACCAATTCTATTAATATCATAAGTATCTGCAATAGTATTACCTGTAATAGTAACCTTTAAGTAAGTATCTCCACCACTAGAACCATTATTAGAGCTATATTTATTTAATGGTACTACCGCTTCTGGACCAGCTTCACCGATCATAGCTAAAGTTGGTTTTCTAACTATACCACCTGTAGCTAACATAGGTATGTCTAACTCAGTATTACCTATATTACCTAAACTAGCTATTACATCATAAAACCCTTGTGCTTGGGTAGCTATCTGCTTATATAGATCATTAATACTTGCTATTTCAGAGTTATCTATCGCCCCATCAGATGTAGCAGTGAAGATCGTACCTGATAAGCTCTGCATAAGTGGTTTTATAGCTTCACTTTCCATAAATGCTGATAATAAATTACTCTTAATGGTCTCTCTAATATTCTCACCTAAGTTACTTACAAAATCCTCATACGTACTAGCACTAAAAGCACTCTGTATTCCTGATTTAACTTGATCGAACATAGATTTTAACTTTTCCCATAAGGTAGTTGCTACCTCTATCTCTTCATCAAGGCCAACAATTAAATCCTCTCCAATCTCTGCCCTCTTCTGTGCTAAATACTCTTCTGTTAATATTCTTGAACTAGCTGCCTGTGTATATAGCTCTTCATATTCTCGTAAAGTTTCAAGTGGTGCTTCTAGTCCATATTCCACAATATTAGAGTTTAAATCATCTATCTCTGTTTTAATCCCCTTATATTTCTCTTCTACCTTAGCCCAATTCTTCATACCGGTTAAGGTTCCTAAGGTAAGACTATCCTCTAATTTACTTATCGTCTCATAGACAGGTTTGACAAGATTACCTATTCTTCTATAATAGTCTTGTAAATTAGTAAACTCTTGCTCTGACAAGTCCATATCTTCAGTATAACGAGTAATCTCCCCAGCAAGCTCTGCCATTAAAGGCTTAATAGTCTCGCTTTCCATAAATCCTGTGATTAATGCTTGTCTAATAGTAGCTTTAAACGAGGATTGAAAGTCTGTTAAAAATCCACTATAGGTATCAGCACTAAAAGCACTCTCAATTCCACTTATAAGACTGTCCATAGCTTCATTAGCTATAGTTAGCAGCCTATCAGCTACTTCCTCCATCTTCTCAATCTCTTCTTCATTTAATATTTCTAAATCAGAACCACCCCAGAACTTCTGCCATGCACTAGCATGATCTTTAACCTGTGCCTCAGGGATTAAATCTTCAAAACCAAATTGATTTAAAGCTTCATTAGTAGCTTTAATCTCTTCTTTTACTTGGTCTATATAGTCCTCAGTCAGCCCCTCTACACCGCCACCAAGAGCTTCACCTATACTACCTATTAGACCACCAACAGAAGCACCTACCCCTGGCATTCCAAAATAAGCACCAATAGCAGTACCTAAGCCAACACTGATACTTTTACCGATACTATTATTACCTGTAAAAGCATCTTCAAGACCTGCTACTATTCCAGCAGTTATACTACTGCCTATACCCATCCCATTCTCTTCTTTTAACTTACTTAAATCATCTAAAAATGAGTCAATAGTCCCACCAAAGTCTTTAAAGGTATCAACTATCCCTGATAGCAGTCCTTGATTACCTTTTAAATTATCAAAAAGAGTCTCCTTAAATGTACTGATTATATTCTCTTTTAAACTTCCTAGTACGTCATTACTCTCATTGATCTTATCTATAAAATCTTTAAAGTTAGCAATATTCTCTGGTAGAACACCATTTTGCTCTTCCATCTTATCATTAGTATCTGCTATCTCTGCCTTTAAATTAGCTTCAGCAGTCTTAGCTTCAATCAACTTCTCTTTTAAATTAACTGTACTCTGTGCATTTTCGCCCTTAGTCTCTACAGATTTTTTATATTGAGCTTCTAATTTCTCTATACTGGCCTGCTGTATATCTAATTGCTGGTTTAATAAATCCTCTTTCTCCTGTAATAAGGCCACTTTATCAGTAGAAAGTTCCATACTAGCATTAACTAAACCTATTTCAGCATCTAATAAACTCATTTCATCTTTAAACTCTGCTGTAACAGTCTTAGTAACGTTAGTTTGTGCTTCTAATTGATAATACCACTCTTTAAGCTGCTTTACTTTCTCACTATTAGGACCCAATACACCTATCAACTCATTAATAGTTTGCTTCAAAGCTACTTGGGTAGCTCCTACCTCGTCAAAGCTATCTCCCCAGACTTGATTCTTATTTTGAGCTTCTTCAATCTTATCTATAAGGTTCTGCATAGCTCCTTTAGTAGCATCATCAATTCCCTTACCCATTAGCATTAATTCGTTCTCAATATCTGTTACCATCTTAGGAATAATAGATTTAGCAGTTAGATCATAAGTACTATAAGCCCCATCACTAATATTAGCAAACTGTGACCCACCATTTTTAGTAATAGCACCTAATCCATTAGGACCTAATAACCTATCAACATCTGCTATCATATTAGGGAATATACTATTTACAGTTAAATCACTAGCATTATAAGCTCCATCACTAACTTTATTAAACTGTAAGCCCCCCTCTTTAGTAATAGCACCTAATCTTTTAGGCCCTACCCAATCACCAACCTCATTAACCATATCTGGAACATAACTGTGACCCACAATAGCATCATAAGCATTATAGGCTCCTTGACTAAGTTTATCGAATTGAAGGCCACCTTCTTCAGTAATAGCACCTAATCCATTAGCACCTAGCAATATATCAATATCTTCTATCAATCTAGGTAAGATATTGTTTATAGTTGAGTCACTAGCACCAGAAGCACCTCGGCTAAGCCTATTAAACTGTAAGCCACCTTTACCAGTAATAGTACCTAACTTACTATCTCCAAATAATATATCAATATCCTCTATCATACCAGGTAAGGTATTATCTACAGTCAAATCACTAGCATTAGCAGCACCTTCACTAACTTTATTAAACTGTGCTCCACCATCTTCCGTAATAACCCCTAACTTGCTATTTCCCAACCAATAACCAACTTCATCTACTAAGTCAGGTATATAGCTATGACCTACAATAGCATCATAGGCATTAAAAGCCCCATCTTTTAAATTACCAAAGAAACCAGCACCCTTTTTAACAAATCTTCCTAGTTTACTTTCTCCTAAATGTTTCCCGATTTTATCAACGGTATTTTTTATATTTTTTTCTGCTTCTTCAACACTATCAGAAATAGCCTTACTAAAATCAACATCAAATATCTTTTCTATTGCTTCTACTTGATCTTTAAAGTATTTAACCATATTATCAAATATCTCAGTTATCATTTCAAAGGCTTCTTTAAAAGCACCGATAAAATTTCCTTCTATAAATTTAGTTACTATCTCTAGACCGCCCTCTTTAATTTCTAATAAGGTCTTAACAATAAGCTCTACATTGTTAACAACTGTAACAGCCAAAAATCCTAAACTCTTACCTGCTGCATTTACAAATCCACTGACAATACCTTTATTATCATTGAAAACTTTTTTAATCTTATTAGCAAATTCACTTGTAGCATCCTGTAAATTACCAAAAGCATCTATATATTCTCCTAATTCATCAATTATAGACCCAAAAGATTCTATAAAAGCAGGTAATAATATATCATCTATAAAATCACTTACATTATCGACTACAGACTCTACTACATTTTCAAAGGTTTCAAAGAAGGTTATATTTAAACCAAAGGTCTCATTAATCTTATCAGTTTGAACTTGTAAAAAGCCTATTAAATTACCCCATAGATCTTTTATAATATTACCTGCTGATTTAAAGGCTCCTGTAAAATCCCCTTCTAATAAATTAGAAGCTATATTAACAACATTTTCTATAGTATCTAATAAATCTTCAAAGACTAAAACTACCGTATCAGCTATAAAACCAACTAAACCTTCTAAAACATCTATAGAAGTTTCTGTAAAACTATTAACACTATCCTCATTATCTCCAAACCAACCTTTAACCTTATTTGTAAACTCTGATATAGATTTTCTTAATCTACCAAAGGCATCTTTAACATCTTCTAATTCATCACTCATTGGCTCAAAGGCTTCTATAAAGGCAGGTTCTAAAATATTATCAAAGAATTTACTTACACCACTTACTACATTTTCTACTACATCTTGAAACTCTTCAAATATATCTATATTAGCTCCAAACTTTTCACTAAATAAATTAGAAAGATAATCAAGTTTATCCTCTGCAAATCCAGCCCAATTCTCTACAGTATCCTCTATAGTCTCTTGAACACTCTCCCAAGCACCTACAAAGTCACCTTCTAATACCTCACCTAAAGCATCTACTAAGCCTATTATAATGTCAAATTTACTCTTTAAATTAGTTAACCAATATCCTCCAATGATCTCTATTATAAACTCTGTTGCTGTAGATATAATCTCTTCTAAATTTTTAAATGCCTGCTCATGCTCTTCTAAAACCTCTCTAATGCCACTTATAAAGTCCTTATATGTATCTATAACATCTATTATAAAACCTTCAACAGTTGGGAACACATCTTTTACTATATCTTTAACAGTATTAAAGTTTATCTCGACTATAGCTTTTACATCTTCGATAGTATCTGCATGAGCTTCAAAGGCTTCTGTTAAGTTATCTAGTATATTTTCAGCTTCTTCAGCACTAGAAGGTAATACGTCTAAAAATACATCTGCCAGATCATTAACAATAGGTAAAGTCTTTTGGCCTGCAACTATAGTCAAGGTATCAAACCTATTAGTAATTAACTTTAGCTTATTATTGGTAGCACTAGCAGCAGTATCAAACTCTTTTTGTAGTGAGGTAGCATTTTCAAACTGTTCATTAGATAACCTGACACCTTTTTCAACACCTTCTAAGTTCTTAGCTAATCCAGTCAAGGTCTGTCTAGAGGTAGTTGAGAATATTTCTCTTAATCTATCTGCTTTATCTCCACCCTCATTCATAGTCTTAGCCAACATGTTAATAGTGTCTAAAGGTGCGTTTTTTCGCATAGCTTTAAACTCACTCACATTCATACCATAAGCAGAAGCTAACTTCTCAACCTTAGCTGGCTCCATCATTTCCTGTGCAAATCTTCTTAACTGTGTACCTGCAATCCTACTACTAGAACTTACCTCATTCATAGCAGCATTAAGTCCTAGAATCTCCTGACTACTTAATCCCAATCCACTTAATGCACCTGACGATCTAAGAGCAGCATCAGTTATCTCCTTTGAAGAGGTAGCCATATTATTAGCCATCTCATTAATAGCAGAACCCATCTTATTTACATTACTTATTGGTTCATCAAGTAGGGTACTAATTCGAGCAAAGCTATCGGCTGCCTGTTCAGCAGTTAAATCTGTAGCAGTAGCCATCTTAGCAGTAACATCTGTAAACTCTTTAATGTTCTCTGCTCCCTCTACCCCTAATCTCCCTGCCTGTTCAGCTATTCCTGCTAACTCTTCATGTGCTAGAGGTATTGTATTAGCCATATTTAAAATAGCTTCTTCCATCTTTTCAGCAACCTCTGGATTAGTAACCTTCTCTACTTCAATCATTGCTTCCTCAAAGTCTGCTGCCTTATCAGCAGCAACCACGAATCCTTTTACAGCTAAACCTGCTAAAGCTGCCGCCCCTGCTGCCACTCCAACCTTAAATAAGTTCATCTGTTTTAAAGCAGAACTCATTCTTGCAGTAAAAGCTCCTGTATTAGCACCAACAGTTACACTAACCTTCTTATTACTTACATCTGGTAAAAAAGCCAATCAATTCACCTCCTTTTGTGAGGTTAAAAGCGAACCTTATCGCTTATCGTTACCTGTAATTACTCAACAAAATACTTAAAGACTTTATTTACATAAGCCTGATTTACATAATCACCATTGTCTTTTTTTCGAGGACTTCCTGCATTATAAGCAGCAACAGAATCTTTCCAATCACCATACCTATTATAATAATGTTTTAAGTGCTTGCAACCATACTCTATGCCAAGTCTTGGGTCACATAATTCTGTTAAGAAGTCACCTGTAAACCCTCTTTCTCTAGCTACAGCCCCCATCACTTGCATTAAGCCCCAGCTAGTCTTTTGACTATTCTCTTCTGTAGCAAAGCTGGCCATACTCTGATTAGCAAACTCTTCAACTTTATATAACCACTTGTAATGTGACTCATACCTATTTGCATAGGTATTACCACCACTTTCAACTTTAACTATTGCAGCGATTAATTTGGCTGGAATACCATGCTCTTTAGCTTTACTTTCAATGATCTCACTTAACTTCATAATATTTGACCCTCCTCGGGGCAAGCCCACGAGGATTCTTAGGCTGAGAGTGTACCCACTACTCATATCTCCTAAGCGTAACTTCCCGTTAGTCCAACGGTACATATCCTAAGTGGTACTTGCCTTTA